CTGGGTACTACTGCCTCCGGAGTATACCAAGGAGATTCAGAAAAGGTTGCAAGCGGTGTTGTTAGTGGAGCATCACAATACGCTGCACACAAAGCAGATACACCTAAAACAGAAAATGCAGTGAGTGATGCACCATCAGGAGTTGACCTAGGTTCTTATCAACTTGAGGCTGATGCTGATGTTGCTGCCGGCGCAGACGTCCTTGCGCAACTGACTCCGCTGCAGCAACAATTTTATAATAATCTTACCGATCCAGAAGAAAAAGCAAAGTTCATACAGAATCAAATAATGCTAAACATATCCGAAGGATATAAGCTTAAGGGTTTTGAATAATGGCTTCTAAATTTCCTAATACATTCGCAAAACAAATATCCAAGTCACAACAAGAGAAGGTAGCTGTGACTCGCTTATGGGATTTATGCTTACTCTATCTTGAAGGACAACAGTATGTTTCATACGATCGAACCCTACAACAGTATGCAACTACTACCACTCAAGGACGTCCCACCAAGTATGTAATCAATCTTCTTATAAACATTTATAGACACATCACTTCTAAATTATCAGTTGAGTATCCCTCAATCTCAGTCCTACCTGCCTCTCCTTCCACCGAAGACGTTATAAAAGCTAAGTCCTCAGAGGAAGCAATTAAATACTTCTGGCATCAGAACAATATGAAAGGTACTATTCATAGTGCTATGAAGTGGTTGATATCATGTGGGAATGCTGGTCTTCACACTGTTTATGATCCTAGTACTGACACAGTAAGAGTGGAAGTAGTTGCCCCTTATAACATTTATTATGAGCCTGGTGTTCGTTCTGCAGAAGATTCTAGATGGGTTGCAGTTAGGACAGTCGTTCCTAGGTCAGATCTTGAAGCTGCATTTCCTAAAAAGAAGAAAGCAATTTCGGACATGGTCGACTCTACCTACCAAATTGATGGTCCACAAACACAAGGATCTAATGTACCACTAGAGAATAGAATCGATGTATATGATGTATATTATAGCGATGGTCGTTATGGCATCTATGCCGGCAACGAGTGGTTGCACGAAGGTACGTACCCAGCTAATTCCAAACCACTAGTATTAATGCAATACACTGACGTTCCATTCAAGTTATGGGGTATCGGTCTTATTGCAAACCTGATTGATCTTCAGTCTCTTTACAATCGTTCTAGAAATCAAATCATTGAGAATGTAGACTTGATGAGCAATCCTAAGTGGCTAATTCCTAAGACTGCTGGTGTTGCGCAAAGTGCTATTAAAGGTAAGCCAGGAGAAAAGGTTTATTATAACTCCGCTGGAGGCAAGCCTGAACAGATTTCAGGCGCAGCCTTACCTGCGCATGTCCTAGCAAACGTTCAACAATTGCAGAATGAGATGTTAGATGTTGCCGGGCTTCACTCAACATCGATGGGCAAGAGAGCAGTTGGTATCAACTCTGCTGCTTCCATTAACGCACTATCACAAAATGATTCTTCTCAATTACAGATGACTCAACAAGATGTAGAGCTTGCGATTAAAGATGTAGCCTCCTCTGTATTGCTTTATATGCGTGAGCATTATGGTGAAGCAAAGATGATGAGGATGATGGATAGTACCGGCAAGGTTGTCTTCAAGGCAATTCAAGGTACTGATTTAGTGGAAACCCCAGAGATATTCCTAGAGGCTGGATCTCTATTCAGAGATGAAACTAATGACCGATTCCAGAAGGTTATCCAAATGCTGCAGCTAGGTGTTATCAGCAAAGATGATGCAATGAGAGAACTAGCGCTCAAGACTTCTAATAAGTTCTTGTTAGATAAGATTGCTTCTATGTCTCATGCACAAGACATGCTTAAAGGTGTCATTGCTGGTAAGTCGATTCAGATATTCCCATCAGATGATACTGAAACCTTTATTCAAGTCTTCCAAGAGTTCATGCGAACAGAAGAGTTCTATGATCTAGAGCCTAGAATTCAAGATAATATTGCTTCTTACTTCGAAGAATTCCATGCTGCTCAGGGCGAACAAGCAGAAGATCTAAGGGAAAGAGAAATGAACAAGCAACCTTCTGCTCAACAGATGAGGAATATAGCTGCACAAAAGACGGGTAAACTTAGTGCAGCGCTATCACCATCCAAACCCCAAGATGTGCTCGGCGCCATGCCCACACAACAAGGACAGGCAGGCGGTCTAACTAGCCGAAGAGGTCCACAAAGAACTCAACCTACTCCTGAAGAGGTTGCTAGCAAAAGGGCTGAGGCTCTGGGCGGTGGATTTGGAGGGACTAAATAATGAATATAGGTGAAGTCAAATCGCTGTTTAGAGATTATATTGATGAGGCAGATACAACCTTTATAACAGATGCTAACGTAGCGCTATACTGCAAGATTGGTTATGATCAGTTTAGATCAGTTGTGAACTCGTATGATCTGAGTTTCTATCAGGCAGACTATGAATTTTCATTAGTTGATGGAGAATTAGATCTAGAAACAACGGCGCCTACTGATGAGGCAGGTAAATTCCTATTAGGGGATCCTACCAATAAGCCCACCAAGGGGCAGCTAGCTAATTTGGTCAAGATAGCCTCAGTAACTGCAGGTAATCTATTGCCTGCTTTTTATTATTCGGCTGCACAAGATAGAGAGGAACTAACTGTATTAGCAGATTCTTTTGTAATGGAAGGATCTGTATTACGCTTTTCTAGAAAGGCTACAGACACTATTCGAATCTATTATGTTCCTAGGGCTACGATAAACTTTACTGAAGCAGATGCAACTCTTATCGATAACCTTACAGAATTCCACGATCTTATCGCACTATATGCATATCGTAGTTATGCTATTAGAGATGGAGCATCGAATCCACAGATTGAGGCACAAGGTAAAGATAGATTTGCAGCATTCATAACATATCTTGAAAGAGGTAGGATCATCGGCGCCGCCAATCATGTGGGGTACGTTGATTAATGGCTGTCAAAGGTACTGAAAAGGAATTACTTACTGATGGCATCGACGTCGATAAGCAATCAAAGGGTCCCTTTATCCAGAATATGGATAGACACCTCAATTGGAAGGTACGCAAGGGCTTTGGTCAGGCAGCACAATTTGACTCTACACTAGGTCTAAATAATGTCGAGTACAGACAACACCTAGGATCCCACTATATTAAATCAAACTTTGGTCACGAACAGATTGTTACTGTGATTGCTGCGCGTGTATATACGGGCAACCTTATAAAGACTGATTTTAGAGTAGCACCCACAGTTATAACTGATTGGAAGGCTGCAGGATCTAGTGGTATGTATCTTACAGCGTATTTATTAAGTATTTATGATATTACCACAGATGAACTTTATGAAGAGTTGCTTCATAATAAGACTGAAGATTCATCTAGAATGATCCCACTGCAACACGGACTTTACGAAACAAACGATGATGTAAATTATGAAACCTATATTCGTGCGCAAGAAGGTCGACAACTATTCTTTGAAGAGGTTAATGATACACTTTACTTTGGTGACGCTCGTTTAGGTTGTTGGGCTTATATTCCAGCAACAATTAGAAAGTTAAATTCTAAACAAGTACATGCAGAATGTGGATTTGATTGGGCTAATTGGGATAGTGAAAGTTCTATTGTCCGAAAAATGGTACCTAATGATGGTGATTATGCAGAACGTTATGTATATCTAACAAAGTCAGAATTTCCAAAGCCAAATGATATCACATCAGTATTTGGTAGGATTGTGTATGTGGATGATAAAACCCTTTGGTTTAGTGATGTAGGAAAGCCTGGAAGCGTTTTGGCAGACAACTATGTTGTTATCCCATCGGAGAATGCAATTACTGCAATTGAAGAACTTGCCGGCAACATACTCATCTTTACTGAGAGTGAAACATTCTTCTACCGAATTACTGAAGGCGGACTTCTCCTATCAGGCGGTACGCTACAAAATGTCTCAAATCATATCGGCTGTTTAAATCCGAATTCGCTTGTCAAAGCAGAAGGAAGTGTTTTGTGGGCTGACGATGATGGTGTATACAGCACCAACAATGGTTTGGCAGTTAATAAAATTTCAATTGGTATAGAGAAGCTTTGGTTAGATAATATCAGCAACCCATTAACACAGTATTATCAAGCGCTTGGGCTTATTGATGCTGCGGATCTAGCCAATGAAAACACATCTATACTGTTTAAGTTTGATTCTAAAAACGTACATATAGAGTTTGATCATATTAGAAAGAGTTTGATCTTTGCTATTCCACAGCAAGACTTTGCAATGATTTTAAATAGCGATGGTTGGAGTGTGTGGAACTTTGAGTCTATGGCTGCAGCTAGTGGTACTATCAAAGCAACTAAGAATATTAAGAAGCCATTCTTTGTAATGGGCGATGAAGCATTATATATGGTGGGATCTAGCGAGGTATATACAATATCAGATGATTCAAAATTTACACAGCCTGCTACCGATGTTGATATGAATGAGGACTGGACAACAAACTCATATTATATTTTAGAGTACGGTCGAGGAGGTGCTTTAGATAGAAGCGTACAGTGGAGCAAGTCAGAAGATAGACGATTGATTAATGGTAAATATTATAAGATGTC